AGATTGAGGAGCGCGAGGACATGGGTAAGAAGCTGCGCGAGCGCATCAAGGCCTGTGGTATGGAGAAGCGTGCCGAGAGCACCACTATCCTTGCCTTCAAGGACACCACCGCTGACCCGCAGAACACCACTGCCAACCTCGAAGCCGGTGGCTTGATTCCCATCGAGATTCTGCCCATCATCGACACCAAGGTTCCCGGACTGGAACTGCCCGATGACCTGCGTATGGCCACTGGCGTGACCGGCACCCAGGTTATCCCCTACAGCGTGAACGACGTGAAGTTCACCGTAGAGGGTGAGGTGACGAAGGTTGCTGAGCAGGCTCTCGACTTCGCCAACATCCAGGCTGCTCCCGTTCGCGTCGCTGCCTCTGTTCCCGTGTCGTTCCGCGCCATCGACAATGCCGCATTCGACATCATCGCCTTCATCACCTTCAAGTTCCAGAAGGGCTGGGCAATGTTCCGTGCCTTGCACGTCTATGCTCACGGCACCTATCAGAAGTTGCAGTCGCCCTTCGGCAAGGTCACTCCCGTTGAACTCGCACTTGACGAGAACATCGGCGAGAACATCGCCAAGGAGATTGCCAAGATGTACGACAAGGGCTTCGAGGGCGAGCCTGAGATCATCATGGACAAGACCACTGAGGTGGCTCTGAAGTTCAAGAAGCTCATCCCCGGCACCACCGACTCGAACCGCACCGTCATCGAGGATGGCAAGTGCGTCGGCTACCGCTACAAGGTATCTCCCTACGTGGACTACGCCATCGGTATCGACGGTATCGGTGTGAAGGACCAGACCTACCGCTACATTGCCATCGGTCACTTCGGCTACTTGGCAGAGCAGCAGCACGGCGAGCTCCGCTTCAATATCGACGGCACCAGCCAGGCCAACTTCGACCGTGGCACGGTTGCCATCGGCATGAGCACCGACTACTCGCTGACCGAGCTCTCCGGCAAGGTCAACGGTGGCGACGGCACTCCGCAGGCATTCGCCCTGATTAAGTTGACCGAGCCATCATCTTCTAACGTGATTGGCGGCTAAACTCTCTCTTCGCTCTCAACTTCTGGGATAGTTCCTCCGGCTGGCTGCTCCGATGCGCAGCAAAGGTTGTCAGTCAGCCGGTTCCCCAGGAGAAGATGATTGAAAATTGAAAATTGAAAATTAGTCAAACTGATAACAATGCTCAGACTCGACAAGATATTCTTCGATGCCATCACAGCGGACAGTGAACTGATGCAGGCCGTTGGCGGTCGTGTGAAGTCCACCTGTTTCGAGGTATCACCCGAAGAGACGGACAACACACCGCTGCCGTATATCCTGATTCTGGATGAAGGCAAGCAGCCGTCCGCGACGACGAAGGATGACGAGTGGATGCCGTGCGTCTGGCGTGTCTGGGCTGGCGTCGAAGTAGGTGCCAAGAGTCCTAACGAGGTGGATGCGTTGGTGATGAAAGCAATGAAAGCCATTGCCGACTACATGCAGACACTTTGGAATCAGGGCGAAAGCATCCCAAACCTCAACGAGGGATTCCCACAGACCCAAGGCGTGGCCTGGGACTGGGAGAAACCATGCTACTTCGACGTGGCACACTATCAGTGTGACGTAAACTATAACGACGATGAGCAAGAAGACGGACAATGAGCAGCCGAAATATATCGACGAGCTGCTGAAGAACGGCACAACCGTTCTGAGTGCAAAGACGCGAGACGAGTTGGCCGAAATGGTCAATAACATCCCCGCCGATTGCAAGTATGCCGTTGGTGCTGTTGGACGCTCACAGGACGGCTGCACCTACACTCTGCAAGTTGACAAAATTTAATTGATACGATTATGGCACTAAAAGGTCAAAATGTTAGAATCTGTATTTATGACAGCACAGCTGCTAAATACAAGGTAATTGGAATGAGTACGGGATGCACAATCACGCTCACGAACAATACCGACAACAGTAGCCACAAAGATATTCCTGGTATGGCAGCTATGCCCGTCACCACCAGTAAGTCTTGGCAGGTGTCTGTTGATTCGCTGAACGTAGCCGATACCGCAGCCATACTCACCGCCATGAAGTCTATGCAGCCCATGACGCTAATGTGGGACGAGACCTCGACAACCGACAATCAGACCCGCGCCAAGGCAACTTGGGCTCGCAAAGGTCAGGCATACTTGTCGGATGCTACCTTCCAGTTCGATAACCGAACGAACTCCACTAAACAGCTACAATTCTCCGGTACAGGTCCGCTGGAAACTGTTTCCGCTTCGGAGGCTACTGAGGTTATCGCCATCGGTAGTTACACGAAGGGTCAGTTCGTTCGCCTGTTCCTATCGAGCGACAACACCGCAGCTCCCGCTGCTGTACTGGCCGCTGCCCGTACCATGTCCCTGCATGTGTCGCTGGCTCTCGAAGACAGTACGACAAAAGATACCGCAGGGGAATGGATTTATCAGGAGCCGACAGAACTCAGCTACGACATCACGTCAGGTGCTTTGGTTCGCAGCAGCGAGACCATCACCTCGCAGGTGGCTGGCAAGAGCTATGCCGACATTCAGTCGCTCTACGAGGCAGGCACACCGTTCAAGTGGAAGATTGCGAACGTGTCAGGCGATAACAACCGCACGGCATCAAGCACAATCGTTTCAGGTTCTATCCTGATAGCAACCCTTACCCAGAACGACCCGAACCGTCAAGACAGCGATTACACCATGAACGCCAACGGATACGGCGACTATGATGTAGCTGCGTAACTCTCTCGCTTGGCTTTCTTTCAACAGCCATAGATAAATAATAATGTGTGTTGCGCCCAGCCTTGGCCCTCATCGGCTGGCTGGGCGTTTTTATCAAACTAATCCCAGAAGAAATGACAACAAAAGAAATCACCATTTGCGGCAAGCAGGTCATGCTGGCCTATTGCTTCGCCACCGAACTCGCCTTCAAGAATTTCACTGGCGAGAATATCGAGAACTTTGATCCATCCAACCCAGAACATGCCATCTACCTGATCCTGTCGGCCATCGCAGCCTACTATCAGAAGCGTGACGAGGATGCGCCAGTAAAAGATACCGACCTGATGTATGAGGCAAAGCCAACCGAACTGATTGCAGGACTCACTGAAGTTATGAAGTTGCGGGCAGATTGGTACGAACTACCCAAAGGCGAAAAGAAAGAGGAGCAACCAGACGAAAGTGAAGAGCCAAAAAACGCCTGACCGCCTACGACCTATATCAAATGTTCGTAGGCGAAATCGGAATACCTCGGCGTGAGTTTCTATATGACATTCAGTTCTGGGAGGCGCGACGAATATTAGATGGCTACAATGCCAGACATCGGAACTTGTGGAGTGCCGTGCGATGGCAGACATACAAATTAATGGAAGCGCAAGGCGGTACTGAACATCTACGCAAAAACGGCATCAACAGTCCTGCTGACCTTATTCAGTTCCCTTGGGACAGAGAACCGACACCAACACTCACTGATGAAGAGCGCAAAGAAATGCAAGCAGAAATGGATGCCGAAAATGCAAGTATTCGAGAAAATAAAAAGGATGAGTCACAATGACCCATCCTTTTGCTTTTCCGGCGATTCCGATGGTGCCATCTGTGCAGCAATGCGCTCAAAGTCATCATAGACGGCCTTGGCTTGAACCTTGGCATATCTCTGTGTTTGTTTGATATTAGTATGACCAAGCATCTTGCTTACGTTTTCGATGCTAACACCATGCCGAAGCATCCAGGTGGCAAAGGTGTGACGTGCCAGGTGGGAGTGCAGGCGTGTCCTGATTCCTGCCATCTGTCCGAGCGACTTCAGGTGTCTGTTGTAATCAGCATTCGCAATCTGAGGAATCTCCCATCCGTATTTCTCCAAGACTTTGACGGCGGGTGGGAGTAACTGGCTGACATACGGAACACCTGTCTTTATTCTCTCACCAATATCTCGCCATGCTTTGCCGTCCCATTTATACTGCGAAGCATCGAAGGTTTGCATATCTGTAAATGATAGACCAGTATACATCTGAAATATAAACAGGTCATGTACGACATCAAGAATATCACCTTTTGGCAAAATAATGGCCTCGAAACGATGCATCTCATCATCGTTAAGATATTCCAGGTTCTCACGGTCACCCCTCTTAAATTTCCCTTTCAGTCGATTATAAGGATTGTTGACAATTAGACCAAATACCAAGGCGCGATTGAGCAGAGCCTTCAAACTCTTATGGTAATTATAAATTCCACCATCGCTCAGTTTTTCAGGCTTTTTACCTGACTTCAGGGCAGCATCGCTGATAGGCTTCGTGATTGTGTGCAACCATGCATCGAAGTTGGATATATTTTCGACCGTCACATCCTGCCAACGATTCATTCGACCATATTCCGTGAGTCTGGTGATGAGTGGATTATAATGTTTGGTCGTACCATCCGATACACCAAGCAGTGGAATTTGTTTCTCACACCATCGAATGAATGTAGGCTCGTCGGATTGCAATTCAACAGTTTGCCAGACTTTCTTTCTTATTTCCTCAGTATTAATTGCTTGACCATCGCGCACGCACGCATTCACACATGCGAGTACCTTAGTATATATTATATTGAGGCGATCGTTCAGGGCATCAGCACCAGTGCAGTTGACAATTTTACCAGCCACAAACTCAGACTTATGAACACGTATTCCAGTACCGAAGTAGTAGGATTTGCGATTTGCCGTCACACGCACTTCCAACTGGCCTTTGCCACCTTCAGGCACTCGGCCTCGATGATCCCAAACTATTGCATTTGTTGTTTTCATATTTTTATTTTTATATTTCAGACATCATCTTCGACTTCAGGGTGGCTAATCCAGTCCCACATTTCATCTATCATGGGCTATTGTTCCTGTCTTGTTTCCCCGCCATTTTCTGCTTGGGGAAATGTTTGGGGAAACAAACCCCTCTGAAATGCCCCGAAATGTCCTGTATTGTTTTTCTTCATATTTACTCCCCGTTTAAGATTTTCCTTTTGTTTACGGTGGATGCGCCCATTTTGACGCATAACCACACCAAATCTGAAGTGATCCGTTTGGGGTTATGCGTCGATTGTACGAAACTACGATATATAGGTAGGTTAACCGTGTGTTGGTATTAGATGCGTGGGGAAACATAGGCTGAAACTCCCACGAAATTACCAAGGTTAATCTATCTAATATGTATAACACAATGTTCATACGCGGACGGAATCTTTTTTATCAGGTTCTGCTGATCCAACTGGAAATGGGAAAATATTCATATTGTTTGCGTCGATGATGCGACGGAGTTCTGCGATACGATGCAGACGTTCCTCAGCCAGTTTTTTGAGGTCAGAGATATGTGCATCTTTCTCATCAATTTCCCGCTTATGCGTTTCTTTCATATTGTAAAGTTCTCGCTGATGCTGTTCTTTCATATCATCGATGGTCTGCTTGAGGGTGACGATTTCACTTGCTTGTGCAGCCAGTGCTGCGTTGATAGCACTCGACGGGTCTATTTCGCTTGGCGTGGAACTAAAATGCTTTTCAATATCTTTCTCCTTTGATTCACGACGGGCTTTTAGCAGGTCGTAGTCAGGATTGTTTTTGCGCATTTCAGTATCAGCGATTTCTTCATCAGGCACATTGCGTAAAAGCATGTAATCGCTCAGTCCAAGAAGGTATGGCTTATATATCTGACCGTCTCCGTCTTCGATGGTCACAGAGATTCGAATTAAAGCATCAATCGTTTCTTCAGGCACGGGTCTGGTTCCATTACGATAGACAGAAATGTATGATACCTTGCTGCCGATTGCGATAGCAAGTTGAGTCTGGTTCATGTTCTTACATTGAGCCACATATTCGAATGCTTTGATAAAATGTTCGTTTTTCTTTTTACGAACCATATCATTCTCGATTTTGCCCATAATTATACATTTATTCCTTAATGTTTCTTAAAATTATACGGCTTTTATACCGAGTTATCGGTTTTTATTTTATCTTTGCACTCGAAAGTAAGTAAGTAACCAAACAACGAGGCAAGAAAATAGCCGTTAGACGGGAGACCGTCTTTTCACAAGCGGATAACCGCCATTTGCGAACACTTTGCGAGGGTGTCGGATTGCAAATATACGGCTTTTTCTGCCAAGTTGTATAAAAGTAAGTAAACTATTAAGTAAAATTAAGAAACGTATGATTAAGGAAAAGGTAGGAAGAAGCGACTGGAAGCAGTTGAAAGTCGGCGAAACTGGTGTATTTACGCTGCCCGATGAGAGGGCTGTGGAGTCGGCTCGTGTGGCCGCTCAGGATGTGAAGAAGTACGACCACTATGAGTTTGAACGTATCAAGGTGGCCGAACCGTTGACCATTGCATTCAAGAGAATAAAATGAACTGGTCAGCATTAGAGGCGAAGATTTTGGCCGTGGTGATGAAAGCCATGAAGTCGGTCAATGAGCGTTGGGTGACGGCGGATGTTTTGTGCGAACATGTTGGCACGTTGACTCCGAGGTTCCTGAAGGATCATGGCGATATGTTCAATCGAACCCGCGTCGAGTGGACCGATGCGGATGGTGTTCGCCACACCCAGGCGTGGCTCTATCCTCTCTATGAAATCAAAGAGTGGATAGCAACGGGCAAAATCAAGGAATTACAAGCATAGGTATATAGATAGGTTAATGTTAATAAATTGTTTTAAGTTATACAACTTTACCGAATAGGCAGCGGCCTTGGCTTTTATGACAGAAAAAAGAACAGATTCATTTCATCCAGCCCGCCGCGATGGTTCGCTGGTTTTATAAAGGAACTAACGGAACGAAGAGAGAATCAGAATAGACACAGACTTGGAGGGTTGGCTGAGTGGTCTAAAGCACCTCACTGCTAACGAGGCATACGGAAACGTATCGGGAGTTCGAATCTCTCACCCTCCGCAAACGCCGAGGGACGTGCAGCGTGCAATCCCGGCAAGTAGGCAAAATCATTTGTTGAGATCACAGACGGTGCAAGCAGCCAGGGCGCAAGCCTGTACGTTGCATTTAGTCGAAACGGCATCGAAATAGACCTCAAAGCAGACGGAGTGGAAGAGACGGTACTCAACCCGTAAGTACAGCCGAAAGAAACGAGGTAAGTTCCGAACCCCGCAATGGCCACGAGTTGGCCCCGATACGAAGATAATAAGGCGGGAAGGTAGTAGTGTAAGCCCGAGGGAATACGTGGGAGAGAATGAAAGCCGAATGAGCCGCAGGAATGCGGATATTAAACAGAACTTACAGATGATTATCCAGATGACGAGTCCAATAGTGCGGCTGGGCTTTGATCTGTGGTGGCTCGCAGATACTCGACGGATGTCTAATCATTCAATATACTGAAAATAGAAATATGGTCTGTCATGTAGTGTAATGGTAGCACACGGAGAGGCGGAGATTCGTTCTCACCGCTCTGGGATGCCGGTTCGAGTCCGGCCACGGCAACAATTAACTTTTAATTTTTACGATTATGGCACAGAAAGAATCATGGCAGGAATTTGCCGATGTGATTGGTTTCAATCAGAGTTGGAAGCAGATAGCCCTTGGCGCGGCTATTGGTTTAGGTATTTTGTTGGTGGCTGCTGCCGCTGATTATGTCGGCGACTGGCTGCAAAGTGTGGTGTAACTTCTAAAACGGAAAGATATGGAATTTATTGGAAGAATCAAACAGGTGCTGCCGGAGCGACGCGGCACGAGCGCAAGAACAGGAAACGAGTGGGTGGCTCTCCCATTCATTTTTGAGTATTTCGAACATGACAGTGACCGTTATCCTGACTCGGTACTGTTGGAAACATTCGACACAAACATCCAGCCGTATATCAAAGAGGGCTTGGAGGTGAAGATCGGTTTTGGCCACCGCACACGCGAGTATGAAGGAAAGGTGTATAATGAGTTGCGGATGTACAGTATTGAAAGCATCAAGAAGCAGCAACCAGCACCACAGCCGACGACCAACACGCTTGGTGGGCCAGCGACACCGCCGTATAATCCTAATCCTATTGTCCCACCTCAAAACGACAAAGCCGATGACCTCCCATTCTGATAAATATTTCCCGAACTCGACACCGACGGGATGGCCACAAGGCTCACGGCAACACATGCCGAACCAAAGGTATCAACAACAGCAACGAATTAGAAGGCAACCGAAATGAGAGTTAGAGGATCAACATTCCCATCACGGATATGGAATGATGACACTATCGCCACGCTGCGTAGGCTATTCCCAACGACACCGGCCACCGACATAGCCGACCAGTTGCACTGTTCATCAACAGCAGTTCTATACATGGCGAAGAAACTTGGCATTGAGCGAGACTCGTCGTTCCATCGGAACAACTTTATCGGTCGCTATACAGGTCGTGGCCGATATAAATGATTAAGGAACTATGACAGAAGAGAACAAAATACCCCTGCCCAGTGACGGCGACGCGAAGCCGAAAAAGCCCGATTTCCTGTCGGGCGACGAATGGTTTGATGTCAATGTCGATGGTGACATGCTCGACTTTGCGGAGCCGTACCGTCCGCCGAGATACACGATGGAGCGCAACGGTGTGCCGTTCGCTGATGTCGGTGAGTTGCACATCATCAGCGGCAAGCCTGGCAACGGCAAGACGGGTCTGATGTCGCAACTGATGTCAACCGTTCTCTGCGGAAACTTCGGCAAGACGAGGGCGCGAGAGGTGGTGCATTTCGTGCGCAATCCGAAGACCGACGAGATCACGGAGCAGAAGGTGCAAACCGTCGTGCTCTACATCGACACCGAGCAAGGAAAGGATGATACCATCGCCATAAAGAACCGCGTCTGCTCGTTGGCCGGTATCGACTACACTAAACCCTGCAAACAGTTCGCCATCCTGCGACTCCGCGACACCGAGGAAGCCAGCGACCGATGGAAGAAGATACTGAAAGCCATCTATCAGGTGCAACCGACCGACATCTTTCTGGACGGCTTGCTCGACATCGTGAAGGACTACAACGACCAAGTGGAGTGCCAACCCATCATCCGCAAGTGCATGATGCTGGCGACTTACTATGACGCGAGTCTTTGGGCCGTGTTGCATGAGAACCCGTTGGTGGATAAACTCGTCGGCGTGCTTGGTTCCATCACCCAGCGCAAGGTGTCGGAGATATTCACCGTGCAGAAGATCAAGCAGTGCGACCTGAAAGCGAACGAGAAGAGGGCCGACCTGCCAGACATTTACTTCCGCGTGAAACAGGTGAAAGCCCGTGGCCGTGACGTTGACGACTGGCTATTTGAATATGTCGCCACGGCAGGCGGTTGGGGACAACCCGTAGAACTCGAAGACAACGGCGCGAAGGTGGTTGGTGACAGGGAAATGGAGTTTATCAAGGAAGCCGATGACCGACTGAAAGCCTTCAACTGGACTTCACAGGGCGCGACATACACCGAACTTGAACGCTATCTGCGTAAGAGCGTGAGTGGCCGTCGGGCTGGCGATCTGATTAACATCGCAGCCGAGCACGGCATCATCTATAAGAGCGACAAAAAGAAGTATCACTACAACGGACTCAAAGAACTGCCGAAAGATAACACCCAGGATTTGCCGTTCCCAAAGCCAGATGATGATTGACATCCGCATAGCCCCTTCACCCCACACCCCCACTCTATATATATTATATAGAGATGGGGTGTGGAGGACTCAGGCGCAAGCGGGCGACGCGCGTAGCGCACACGCACGCACGTTATTGGTTTTACAGATTATCCGTTTGTCAAGAAAAGCGACAAGCACTCTAAGAACCGTCAGCAAACAGCCGAAAGATTGTCACCAAACAATTTCGGAATTGTCAGCAAACAATTTGCAAACTGTCACGTAACAATTAAAAACTGGCTCCTAATAGGCTATTCATTTGACCATTGAAATTGTAAAGTATTATGCCAAAGATAAGCGACGACATTATAAAAGCCGTACTCGACGAAGCGAAGATTGAGGACGTGGTTGGTGACTTCGTGACGCTGCGGAAGGCTGGCGTGAACCTCACAGGTATTTGTCCTTTCCACGATGACCACAGCGACGGGAACTTCATCGTGCGACCTTCGAGCATCAACGAGAAGAACCACGGAAACACCTACCGTTGTTTCGTCTGCGATGCGAAGGGTGGACCAGTTCAATTCCTGATGAATGCGGAGCACATGTCATTCCCTGATGCGATACGCTACCTTGGAAAGAAATACTCCATCGAGGTTGACAACGTGCCACTGAACTGGACTCCGCCACCACCACGACCGACACCGCCACCGCTGCCAGTGCTCGAAATACCACGCTCATGGGTGGCTCGGACGATGGAACTGGCACAGGCCGACAGCATCAACCTGATCCGCTACCTCTTCGACCTTCCTTGGAGTGCGGAAGAAAAGGGCAGACTACGGAACACGCTTTGGCAGTATTGCGTCGGCGGTTGGAAGGACGGTCGCGTGGTGTTCTGGCAGATAGACCACAACGGCGTGCCTCGTGCGGCCAAGTTGATGAAGTTCCATCCGAAGAGTCATCTGAACTATGGCCACCGCGATAAAGATGCACACCCCGGATGGATATACAATCAGGACGGTTGCCGGCAGGTGTGCAAGCCAGATGAACATCAAATCATAAAACCACTCTTCGGTAGTCACCTGCTGAAACGCTATCCGAATGCGGACGTGAACATCGTGGAGAGTGAGAAGACGGCTATCATCATGGCGAACTATTACGGCTCGTTGGATAGTCAGTTGTGGCTCGCCTGTGGCGGTCTGAAGTTCCTACAACTCGACAGTATGCAACCGCTGATAGACCAAGGAAGGCGCGTGTGGCTGTGGCCTGACAAGGACGGAGTTGAGGACTGGCAGAAGATTGCAGACAAACTCGGCAGCGACAAGGTGCAAGTCTATACGCGGTTCTTCGATTCCTGTTGGTTGCCGGAAGATGGCGACAAGGCCGACGCTGCCGACATAGCCATCCGCATGATGAGCGACCCGACCTTCAAGCCAAGAGAGATACAGACAGAAGGGCAGCAGGGCGTGACCGACCAAAACGCTACGGCGGTATCCGACCACGGCGCGACCCTGCCCCATTCTGATGAACCATTCCTCGATCCTGAAGAAATGGCCGACCCGCAAGTGCATCGTTGGCGCGAAATCATGCGCAAGGCATATCCAGGAAAGAAGCACCGACCCACGCCACCGACAACCAACATCGAAGGCGTGAAGTCCGTCGGCGAGATACTGAAAGAACATCCATTATTAAAGAAACTGATAAACAATGAGTCAGAATAAAGAACCCTACGAACTGTTGCAAACAAAGATCAGCCCGCAACAGGCAGCACTGCTTGATGCCATCTGTAATGTCTTGGGGGTGAACACCTACCAAATATTTCAGATGTTCTTCTATGTCTTGTGCAAGGCCAGCGCACCTATGCACGAACTGTCGCCAGAAATCAAGAAGATCATGACGCTGATGGAGACAGACGCTGGCTGGGCCGAGGCATTCAATCTTGCAAACCCGAACGAGTTGCGCGTGGCGCAGGTGGTACTCATCCTGGAGCAAAAGGATAAGAAAGGTTTCGGGGCTGTGATGATCGACAGACCATTCATGGGAAAAGCACCTGAAAAGGTTGACGATATTGACCACAATCGCGCAGACCCTCAGATGACTGAGAATGTGGATGCGATACTCGAAAGGGTGACAGAAGTCACCATGCACGGCATCTACCGCCGTCTGCGATTATTCGGCGCACGAATGGAATGCAACGACCTGAGCGACATCTTGCTGACTCTCGTTGACGGCGAGACCATCGCCCTGCTCGACGAAGAGGCAAAGGCAGAAATGAAAGGCGAAGCCATGTACGACTATCGAGGCCGGCGCATTGAGTACGGAAAGAAGTCGAAGGCCAAGCAGCACCGCACGCCTGACTCAATGGCAACTGATCAGCGCGTAAGGCAACAGACAATCACCTTCGATGACAGCGACGCGAAGACCACCGACGCGCCTGAGAAGCCATACGGCGAGAAGGCAGACGGCTATCTGCGTGATCTCGAAGAGCGAGCAAGAAAGGAGGCGGAAGATGGTTGACTATGACGAGCCTTTCAAGTTTGCGGATGAATCGAAAGACCCTCGTTATAATCCCGAATTACGTGAAGAATATCTAAGGAAATTGGAGGAAAGCACCAGATGGTTTGAAGAACACTTTGACTTTAGACCGTTTGGTGATGAATGGTGACGACTATGAGCAGAGACAAACGATACCAACGGCTGCTGAATAGCAAACGATGGCACGAGGTGAAGCGACAGGTTTGGCAAAGGGCTGGCGGACTGTGCGAGCGGTGCCGACGTGAAGGAATCGAGGCGGGTGTGCTGCCTGACGGATATGTCACACCGGGCGTGGATTGCCACCACAAGATTCCCGTGGAAAGCGCGAACCCTGATGTGCCTGGCGAGATGGAGCGGTTGGCATACGACGTGAACAACATCGAACTGTTGTGCATCCCTTGCCACATCAAGACCCATCAGGAACTCAGAAGCCATCATGCTGAGACGGTCAAGGAGCGCAAGGAATTGAAACGACGGAGATTTCTCGAAGAGAACGATCCTAATTATAAACCAAATAAAGAACAAGATAATGGCAAGAACGTATAACTCAGGTTGGCGCGACTGGTTCAATACCAAGAGCGCGAACGTCGGAAACGCTTTCGTAGTGGAAGGATTGACAGAACTCAGCCAGAAACTCGACCGCCTCCAGGCGAAGAACCCGGAGATGGAGAAGAAGATACAGGGCATCATCGCCAAGGCTTTGAGCAAAGCCAAGAAGAATGTGAGCGACGCAATCCGTGCGAAAATTGAGAGCGACCCGCGCGAGGCTTACAAGGCTGTGCGCCGCACGGTGTACCGTCGCATCCTCGGTGGTAACTTAAACATCCTGCGACGCAAGCGGGCATCTGGTAAGACCACCAGTTACACCCCGACGCGGACATTGAAGAGCCATCAGCGTGGTGGCAACCGCCGACTGCGCAACGAGCGAACGATGCGCATGGAGAGTTACGCTGGCGAAGACCGTGGCTTCATCCTTCGTTTCCTTAATAGCGGCACGGGTGCCCGTAAGATGGGACACTTCAACAGCGACCCGCACCGCTCGAAGGTTAGGCGCGGCTCACAGGGTGGTGACGTGAACAAGTACGGAAGCCTTGGCAACGTGAACACTGGCAACCGTGGTCGCATCACTGCTGGTCACTTCTTTGGCGAGGCGGCACGGAGCGAGATGGAGACCGTGGCCGAGATGATCGAGCGCGAAGTTGACCGTCTGATCCAAGAGGAGTTCGGCAAGGGGTGACATGACCGCTTCGATTAACCCCCCATATAGGGTCATTTAGATTCGAAGGCCCAATCTTCCGAAAT